CAAAGATGCATCATTGTTTTAGTTCTCGCAAGATAAGTTTATACATATCAGATTCTGAGGCTTGGACATCTGTGATCACGAAGTGCTCTTGAGAAGAGGGAGCTTTGCTGTTTTCAGGGGAAATGATTACAACATTATCTTCAGGTTTTGGTGGTAACCCCCCAATATCATTGATACAAAGATCAAGTTCCTTTCTTGGAATTGTTGTGGGGGTTCTGCCACCAGCATCCGATTCCGAATGCTTAATGGTGTAAATCGCTGTAATACGAAAAATCTGCTGGTTGTCCTTTCGCGTGTAGATGACGGGCTGCCCAAAGGTGTTGCGCACATCTTTAACCATTTGGTTTAGCAGCCCGTGCCATTGCATGTTATTTCGCTCCAATCACGGCTTTAAACAGCATTTCAGGGCGTGTGCAAATGTAAAGCGGATAGCTATACAGTGAAAGTTTAGCCCATGTGTTGCATTCGTGATCTGGAACGAGAGTGGCATAAAGAGGCTTTCCAACCGTGTTGACAAAATCCAAACTTTCTGCTGGTGAAAAGGTTTTTTGAAACACTCCCGGTGCATTGGCGGGAAAGAATTGGCATTCATCCGGCTTAATGCCTATGGCGCGCTTTGTTCCAGCCTTCGCACTCACATTATAGTTATAAATACTCCGGTAATTGATAAAGGTCACACCGGCAAAGTCAAAACTGCCAAAGCTCCCTGAACTAAGAGCAGTTGGTGTTGCAACACCTCCGGCGCTATTCAAAATTTGTGAAAAAGCTGTGTTGAGATAGGTCTCACGAATTGTTTTATGGTTTTTCAATTTGGAGAAAAACTCATTTCCACAAAGCCCAATAATGCGTGAACGATCAGTGAATGCACCCTTTGAAGCTTCAATCATTCTCATAATGACTTGATCAACATTATCAGCAACATTGGTTGTTTCATTATTCAGTTTAAAATCAATGGGCTTTGGGGGTGTGATTTCCCATTCCTTGTACCAGTCGATAATTACGGAGCCATCAGCATCAAGGACAACACCTTGAACAGCGCCAAGTTGCATATTCTCCCATGTCAATTCGATTTCAGAAATCAGTTTCTTTTGTTTTCTGGCGATATACTTCATTGCCATTTCTAGCTGGTCTTCTATTCCAAATTCACCCCATCCTTGGATCTTTTCTGCCTTTACGGTATCACTTTTGGCAATACGTGTTGTTTGAAAAAATTGAAAGTGACTGTTTTTATCATCTTCTGCCAAAGGTGCACCGCGTTCACTGGTTTGAATAGGTAATATGTCACGTCGCTCAATATCAACCACTCTCGTTCTTGTTTCAACTTCCTCAAAAAGATTAAGAGAGCTTACAATACCAGGTTGAAACTCATAGTTTTCGATGGCTTTCATCATTGTGATGCTTGAGAAAGCATCATGTTTAAAAAAATTCATATCCATGTGTGCATTCTCCTATCTCAATAGAATGTTGTTCTTGTCTTCTAAAGACTGAATGGCTGCTTTCTTTTGCTCATCCGTGATGGCATCGGGCCATAGCAATTCAGAAGCTTTCACAGTGCACAAACGCGCTGTAATGACAGCACGTTGATCTGCGTCTGTCGCGTCAACAGTAGCAAAAGAAATCCCAGCAGGGATTTGACTGCCATCTGATGCTGCTGGATCAAGAGGGACATATTTTTCTGATGAGGTAATCTTCCCCATCACAGTGCCTGCTTCAATGAATGCTCCTGATGCAAAAACCACTTCTTCGTTTGACATATCAGGATCGTAGGGACCAAGATAAGCCCCATTGCGTACGTCGTCATAAATAATATTATTCATTTTATTGCCCTCCAAGCTGTTTCCCATTTTGTATAAACTTTGGTCTTGCTCGTCCCATCACGATGGGGAGCTGTGGTCGATAATTTTAAAGACGCGCTCTGAGAGCTAGCAGCCGCCAACACACACTGGCGTGCTTTCTCGATGCTCATACCTTTTTGAATAGCTTTTGCTGCATCAAAAGAAACGCCTAGACGCTTTGCTTGCTTTTCAAGGTTTGTCAGTGCTTTGGCGCGCTTTCTTTCTTGTTCAAGCACGGCTTTCATGTCTTGACGCTTGTCTTCATTGTCCTCATTGTCTTCGTCCTCATCATCTTCTTCGTCGTCGAAGTCTTCGGTGTTTTTGTTGATGTCGCTATCGTCTTCATCCTCTTCCTCGTCATTGATGATGTCGACAATCTTTTCATCATCATCTTCTTCTTGGGCGCGGTATTGTGTGCGTGCCATGTGTTTTGTCCTTCTTCTGTTGTTGATGTTGGGTTTTGTGATATGGAATCCGTTAAGGTTTCCAAAGCTTGCGCAAGCGTGCCTTGCGCATCTGCTAATCCAAGTTTGAGAGCTTGGGTGCCTATAAAAGTTTCTGCTTTTGTGTCGCGAATTGCATCAGCATTCAGCGGTCTGTTTTGCGCCACCAAATCGACAAACATCTCGTAGAGCAGGGCGCAATCGGCTTGCATTTTTATCTGTGCTGTATCGCTCAAGGGTTCGTGAGAATTGCCGTGAACCTTGTGATCCCCTTCAAAAACGAAGGTCCATTTATGCCCGTGTTTCTCATCCGCACGGGATTGGTCAAGATGGGCGCAAACAACCCCAATCGAGCCTACAACACCCGTGCGAGCAACCCATATTTGAGAAGCCGCACAAGCAATGGCATAAGCTGCAGAACAGGCAAACTCATTGGCATGCGCCCAAATGGGTTTATTGTATTGTTTTGAGAGTGTTTGAAACTCTTCAACCAAATCAAACACACCGCCGGCTTCTCCACCGCTACTGTCAATATCCAGTAAGACAGCGCGAACATCAGGTTGTGCAATGGCTTCACGAAAAGAAGCTCTTAAACCTTCATAAGAGGTTAACCCTGAGAGAGCACCAAGCCATGCACCGCGGCGCACAAGTGTGCCATGAACTGGTAGGATGGCAATATTGTTTTGCACCACATAAGTTTCAGGGGGTCTGAAAGACGCTGTATCCCCTTGCGCAAAAGCCTTAGGAGGAAACTTTTCTCCCTCAAAAAGACGCGGCGCAAGAGCATTCAAAATGACATCAAGCTTTGTCGATGCAAGCATATGAGGAACACCAAAAAGCCGTGATACCAAAAACGGCATATCAAGATTATTCACCATTTGTATGTGCCTCACTGCCTTGGTTACTTTCATAAGTTTCAGAAGGGTCTGAATCTGCGGTATCAATTACTTGATTGCTACCAGAGGGCGCTACCATATCCGTGTCAAAAGATAAGCCGCGCTCACGAGCGTCTGTGTGCTCTTCCTCAAGTTCGGCATGAATGCTGTCGATATCAAAGCCACGCTCGGCAAGTGCCATACGGCGTGTTTTCAAGCCTGCACGGATTTCTTCTTTTTCCGCAGAGATATCCTTGTTTGGATCAATCATTTCCAGGGGTGGTGCAAAGCTTTCACATTGAAGCCATGGCAAGGGATTTTCTTCCCACTCTGGCAAATTGACGCATTCAGAAAGCACTGCCATTTCAACAAAGCGCTCCCAAACAATGCGATTAAACTGAAAGGCAATGATATGTTCACGCCATTGTTTAACGTGACGCCTAAATTGAATGATGGAGGTGCGTACATTGGAGAAGTTTCCCCGCGTAACATCCCCTGTCACAACGGCATAAGGCATATTAAGTGCTGCACAAATTTTCAAGATATTGCGAAATTGAAAAGCCTCATAAGAGCCACCAACCTCAACAGGATTTGAGAATGTAACCTCTTTATTCTCTCCTAAATAAAGAGATGCACCGGGCGCAATGACAGGTGCTTTGTATTTTTCTTCAACGTTGTTTTTATCACGATTATCGGATAATTTTTCGACGTTTGGTGAATTGTCCTTGACAAACGCCGCGAAAAGAGCCGCCGTCCTTTTTCGATCAAGTTCTGCATCATCATAGGATTCCAGTTGAAAGATCTTTGTCATAGCACGCGTTATTTTGGGAGAACCGCGCAACTGTCCAGCAATACGGCGCTCTTTGATATGAAGGACCATTTCAGCAGGTACGCGCACGCGCTCTTGGCTCTTAAATGCTATGTTGGAAGGAGAAGCATCATAGGGGTGCTGTTCCCAGAAATGATAAGCAACACGCTTGCCACTGGCATTAAATTCAATCCCCATACGAATGTAATTGCCTTTAATTTCAGCAG